TTTTGTATTTGGAATATTATAAAAATTACCATCATATGAAGTGCTTTTCATAGCAAAGCCGCAATAATTGTTGCCGAAATTCAAACTAGAAAAAAGACTTCTACAGTATGTGGAACCTATTGATAATTGCGGTGTTAGTGTTGAGTGCAATTGAGCGGATTGTTGAGCCGGCTCTCCTAGTTCTATTAAATCCCAATCTGAAAATGACATATTTATCTCCTACCATCCTTGGCTTGTTTCAAAATTTTCGTCTACAGATGCTAATGGCGAACTATCAAATGTCGAGGAATTAACATAAGATGGATCTATAGTTCCTGGCCATCCCAAGTTGTATTCAAATTCCTCCGACAATCCTACCAGTGGTGCGTCGAATGGATCTTTTATTCTATAAAAAAATAATCCCATTTTTTATCCTCTTACTTTATATAGTAGTTTAATGATGAAAAACATCACCTGATCAAACAAAGAAACCGCCATAAAAATGGCGGTTAAAATGTAAAGAGGAACCTCTTTAATAAATTTTATCATTTCTTATCTGTGCTACCTAAAGCACCTGTTCCACGATTTGAAATGGTGATTGGGTAATAATCATATAGGTCTGGCTTATCTCCAGTTTGTTCAAATGCTTTGAAGTGGACAACCGGAATTAATACAGCCTGTGCAATTTTGTCACCCTTCTTTAGTGTTTGTGGACCAACACCAACATTGTGTAGATTCACAAATACTTCACCATCATACCCGCTATCTACAACACAAGCACCGACGAGTAGAGAACGCTTTGCAGCGACACCAGAACGGTTTTTAACTTCTAACATATAACCGTGTGGCACTCCAAAACGACACCCTGTTTGCAATAGGGCACAACGACCCGGATCAATAACAACTTCTTCACCATTTGGTGGATTGAAGAATAGATCTAGTCCAGCATCACTTGGATTAGCGCGTGATGGAGCAATTACATCTGGACGTGTTTTAGCAAATTCAATAATAAGACCCATAATAACCTCTTCTTTCTTATAGCTCAGATATCGTTTGGTGTAAAGGAGAACTTAATCTGTCCAACCGATTCACAGTTCTGAATAATCGTGTCTGCTACAACTTTTTTGAATGTTTCTTCGTTTCCTAGATCAACTACTTTACCATCGATAATAATATTCCAGCAGTTCACTTCTTGTAGAATGTCTGTTTTGTTGATAATCAGTTGTGATACACCATTGATGCGAATTGACTTAATTAAACTTGTAAGGTTTAAAAAGTTAACTTGTCGAGGACGACCAGTTGTTGCACCAAATTCTTGTCCAATTTTACGAATATCCCTTAATACTTGTAAATCTGGTTCAAACTGTTTAGCACCAACATACGTGTCGTATGCTTTTGCTACACCAATTACTTTTCGCACACTCTGTGGTGGAATACCATTTAGCATAGCACCACCAGTTGTACAGTGTGATGATGTAACATAAGGATAATCGCCCCAATCAATATCTAAATTGAATCCTTGTGCTCCCTCAAAAAGAACTTTAGCATCCGGATGGACATTAAAAAATTCTTCATAGATATCAATTGATTTAATACCTTTAAACCCATTCTCAAAACGTAAACCTTTTCTGGCATATTTATCACGATATGCTGGCCCGGTACCGCGCTTTGTGGTACCAATTTTTGTATCTTGAGCGTCTTCGTGTAAATGTTCACCAGTAATTAAATTGGTACGTTTATCGACAAATAATAGTTCTCGCGCATTAATACCAGCTGCTTCTAGTTCTTTAATTTCTTCTTCTAAAAGACCAGTATTAATAACACAGCCTGGACCAATAATAGATTTAACACCTTGTACAACACCTGTTGGAATAGCGTGTGTTACAAGTTTTTTGCCATCTTTATAAATGGTATGGCCGGCATTATGACCTCCACCAAATCGCACACAATGTGTGTATCCACCATTTTTTAATAGTGAGTTAGTAACTTTTCCTTTACCTTCATCACCAAAACTCAAACCCAATATAATATCAGCAATCATTTTTCACCCTAATAGTCGGAAAGACTTGCGAATTGAACGTGTTGAGAAACCAAACTGTTCATTAAAATCAATACGTGCCATATATGGCTTGTTAATATGGATTACGTCGTGTTCTTGAATACCCCAACAACGAATCTTTGTTACTTTGCTGGATGAATCAACAACGTCAACAACCCAATATTCCTTGCCGTTCTTTGTTTTCTTTACTTCCTTTTTGCGAGGAATAAACCAAACAAATTGAAGCTCTGGATCGTATTCACCGATTGGCTTGATACCATTATCCTCCAACTTGTTCATCGTGTCAAGATCCATTACACGATTTAGTGGGAAGAATCCGGTCAATTCAGTCAAGAATACAATTTTTTCTTCTTCATTAAAATCACCTTCTGGACGATAAAGTTCGAGGTTTTCCTCAAACTTCTTTAGGTTACGAGGACGATCAACAGCAACAGTGGACCAAAAATGCTTTGCACCAGAAAAGCGATTATCAATCAATCCATTCAACGCACCAGCACGACAAAGAACATCAAGAGCCTTCTTATTCAGTTTTGAATAAGACATATACTCATTGAAAAGGAATTCTTCTACTGTCTTGAATGGACGATAATTAACAATCTCTTTAAATGCAGCTGCACCAAGACCCTTAATTGCCATCAATGGCTGAATCAGTGTTTCACCATCTTCACTAATCTCCCATACTTCACCGGAAGTGTTAATATCCAACTGCTTGATTTTGAAACCAAGACCTTTGGCAATATTAACTGCTTTTTCCTTGCGATCTTCTGGTTCTTTATCAAGGAACGCAGCCATCCATTCGGCAGCGAAATAGGTCAACAACCAAGCACACTGGTAAGAAATAATAGAATACGAAACAGCGTGTGATTTATTGAAACCGTAACCAGAGAAGAATTCAAACATCTTCCATTGTTCTTCGGCAGCTTTCTTGGAAATATTCTTTTCTACACAACCAGTAATAAACTTGTCGTATAGAGCAGTTTTTACTTTATCTTCCTTACCTGTTCCCTTCTTTGTTAGAACCTTACGAAGTTGATTACCTTCTTCCAGTGAAAGATCCTTGCCAAGTTTATGAGCCATTGAAGCAATCTGTTCCTGGAAGATAAGGAATCCATAAGTATCCTCTGTCACTTGACGAGCAAGTGGGTGAATATACTTAATACGAGTTGGTGCTTCTCGTGCTTCTACGTAATTCTTATCTACGTCCGCATTTAGTGGACCGGGACGATAGATAGAAGTAATAGCAGAAATGTCGATAATACTTGTTGGTTTTGCACGTTGACAGAACCGTTGAGCACCATTTTCTGTGAATTGGAAGATACCAGCCCACTTTCCTTCGTGGAAAACATTCTTGTATACTTTTTGATCGTCAAGATCGATTACGTCTGGGTGCAGAACTTCATCATAATAAGCCTTAATATCATTAAACGTAGGATTCTTGATACCCTTGTGACGCTTAAGAATATGAGAAATAGCAGTTTCGATCATCTTCAAGGTAGCAAGACCAAGAACGTCGAACTTAATAAATCCCATTGGTTCAAGGTGACGAACGTTTTGGCCTTCTGCCCACGGTGTCTGAATTACACCACCGCTGTTAATCAGTGGCATTGAACGATCAATCTTTTCGGCAACAACGACACCACCAGCATGACGTGAAGCTGAACGAATTTGACCGTGAAGGGCATTAACGTGCTGTTTAATTTGTGGATACTTCTCAAGGAAGTTGTTCAGTGATTCACTGAATTCCATTACCTCTTCAAAGGTTGGCACATAAAGACCAGCCTTGATGCCATTCTTCTGCTTGGCAAGTGGTGTGGCTTCAAGCATCATTTTGCTTGTTACATCATTTACCTCGGAGAACTCAATTTCATAGAACTTACTAATGTCCTTGATAAGAGACTTCAGCTGCAAGGTATTCCAATTTGTGATAGGAGCAACCTTATCCATACCCCACTCTTTAATAAGAGTTTCCTTGAGTGTCATTGGATCGGCAACGTCAAAGTCGATATCGGGATAATCCTTTTGATTTGAGCGCATAAAACGCTCAAATTGAAGTTCCCACTTGATTGGGTCGATTTGTGTAATACCAAGAAGATAAGACACAAGAGCACCAGCACCCGAACCACGACCGGGACCACTGATCATTGATTGATTTGCCTTGTCTGCAATAGCCTTCATTGTAAGGAAGTATTGCGAAAACTTGTTTTGATTAATTACATCAAGTTCACGTTCAAGACGTGCAGCATATTCTTCCTGCTTCTTCTGTGAACGCAGTTTAAGATTTGCAAGACCAACAAGTGAGAGACGACGCAATTCATCGTCAGCAGTTGAATTTTCTGGCACAACGAAAGTTGGAAGCTTGACTGTATTGTCGGGCAAGAAGCTTTCAATACGGTTCATACCAATATTGTATGCTTCGTGAAGCGATTGAAGAACCACTTCACGGTCAAACTGCATATCGTGAATCTTTGAATAGTGCTCAAATGACGCAAACATCTGATCACCATTCTTTGGGAATAGTTCATAACCAACTTCATCGACTGAAGCTGGAAGAGTCTTATCTGCATCTTTCTTATTCAGCCAACCGATCTTCTTATAAAGAATACGGTCCTTCCACATTTCAGGACGTGGATAGTGAGAATCGGCTGTTGAGATAGTCTTGAAACCAAATTCACCAGAAAGCTGAATAATATACTTATTCAACATCATCTGGTCTTTCGAATCATTCCATTGGAGTTCGCCATACCAACGATCACCAAAGATTTCCATCATCTTCTTTGTTGTCTCTCGCATAGCGTCTAGAATGACTTTTGGGCCACTTTCATAGTTTTCCCAATAATCACCAGCATAAATGCCTCCAAGGCACGCAGAAGACGCAATAATGCCTTCATTATACTCTTTCAGCATCTCGTAATCAATACGAGGAAAACGATAATAGTTATCGCCCTGATATGATTTTGAAATCAGGGTGAAAATATTATTTAGACCTGTTTGATTCTGTGCAAGAAGAACAAGGTGACGACGCTTATTCAAGACATTCTTGTTGGAAGTCTTTGATTCGCCTTCATCTTCAACAGTAAGTGTAACTTCTTCTTCGTCAGCCTTTGCTGCCTTCTTGGCAACCTTTTGGCTTTCCTTGATTTGTTTCCACTCCGCAATAGAATGATGGAAATAAGCTTCAACACCAAAGATTGGCTTGAAGTTAATTCCTTTCTCCTTCAACTTTTGTGCGTGAAGAACCTGATAAGACAGGCCGGCACAAGTGCCGTGATCTGTTAGAGCAAGAGCATCCATTCCGTTCTCATAGGCAAAATCCATATGTTCGTCTGGATAGCCAAGGCCATCAAAAATGGTTCCATTAGGAAAAGCCCGAATGTGCGTGAAGTCCGACGAACTTAATACGCGAAACGAGCCTTTCCTTGGAACCTCCTTTCTCATTTGTATCAGTCATTTTATCTTCCTTCCCAGTTAGAAATTTTGTGTTTAAACAGGTTGCGGAGAGTATAATACTTCTCCTCGTCTATCAAGTCAAGTTCGTACTGCGGATACTCTTTAATAAACAATTCAATTTTGACTTTTGAATCATCATCAAACCATCCCTTTAATTCTACGAACTTATTATCACTTATTTTAAAGTCGGGAGTATAATGAGTTCCATTTGATAGTAAAAACGAATGTTTCTCATATTCCCAATCAATTTTTAATTCATTTAATATTCTGGCGTAGTTTGCTTCCCAATTACTTCTAAAATAGAAATCGTTTAAATCCTTTCTTTTACCACCATTAGCACTTGAATATATAAGTGAAGGATTTTCTTGTAATAACTTTTTTCTACTCAAACTCATCAATCTTCTTGTTTCATCAGAGATGATTTTATTTTTAGAAATATTTTTTAGGTATTCTTTATTTTCTGGTACTTGTGCCCAATGTGAATATTTTGTCTTGTCGTATTTATTAAGACCTCTTGCTTCTCTTTTTTGTAAAAGAAGTTTTTGTTTTTCTCCATATTGAGGATTTTTTAATTTTCTTGTCTCAAATTCTTTTCTTTTCGCTTCTTCGGTTCTCACATAAGAATTATTTGCCATTCTTTTTTCGGTCATTAAAGAATTCGCACATTCTTTTGTACAACAAACATATTTAGGAGTTCTATATCCAGTTGGAGTTATAGAACAAAATTCAACATTACAATTTTTACAAATCTTATGTCTTGCTTGCTGTCTTTTGTGAGACAGATCCGAATTTACATTTTTTATCATACACTACTCCTTACATACTCATAGAGTAAATAGTATGATATAACTTTTGTATGGATATGTAAAATACTAAATTAATTTAACTAATCACCTCACCATCAACTTCGTCTTGGTAGAAATAGTATTCTTTTCCATCAACTTGTGAATACCAAATATAACCGTTGTCGTTTTCAGTTGAACTTTTTTCAAAAATATCATTATGTTTTTCAACTTCGGTGATGATGCCAAGTGTATTTTGAATGCGAGGGAGAGGGTGAAGGAGAGGGCGATGGCGAGGGTGAAGGAGAAGGCGAGGGAGAAGTTTATATTCATATTTCTTGATAAACAGAAGATCACCAACTTTGTATTTCATTTACTCACCTAATAGAAAAGGTAGAATGTCCGTGAAGATTCACGAACGGAATCACGGACTTAACACGTTCAGTCATTTTAGCTCCTGTTAATTGATTACTTTGAGTTCTACTTCGTCAAACCAATATTCACGTTGCTTATCTTGCAACAGAACAACGAATTTTTCAGATGGTGCTGAATCAGCGAATGTTGTGACTTTAATAATGTCTATGATAACGCCAATAGTTCCACCGAATCTTTGGGTCATTGGTGAAAATCTATCACGAATTTCACAGATTTCTACTAGATCGCCAATTTTCATCCACTTCTTCCAGTTCAGACGCTAGGAAATCAACTTGGCGATCATTTGTCAGAACAGTATAAAATTTCATAATGTGATTAATCGGTAGATGGGGATCTTGTTCACATACAACTAGACCAACAGTATTTTTAAAGTCTCCGACTGTAATAAGGACTAGGCTACCAACTTTCATTTATTGCGCGCCTTTTTCTTAAACGGATCTGCTAGGAAGCTGTCCGCGTAGGAACCCATCGTAGCATACTCCTCGCCCGTTGTCAACTCACATTCAAACAGTATGTATTCCTTGCCGGTTTGCTGTGAATACCAGATATACACATTATTTTCTTTTTTTCTTTTGAGGAACACATCTTGTGAAGGATATACTTCCATTATGATTCCAACATTATTGGCTTCTTCCATAAAGAAAGGACGAGCATAACGTAAACGAATCATCCAATATGGAGCGTATTGATCAACGTGTTGTGGATCCAAATCTCTTGGCTTTGAATAGATGGCAATATCGCCAACTTCAAATTTTAAGCTTCGTTTTTGCCGTGCCATTCAACAGTAAGTAATTGTGTACCAGAATTTGTTGTTACATAAAATAGTGGATTTTTATTCTTAAAATGAACCGCTAATTCCTGGAACATCTTCTGTGTCAACTTGGAACAATCGTATGTAAACTTATCTTTGCCTGCTTCTGCCAAACCTACAATATTATATTCAATGTCTTCGATATAATATTGAACCCTCTTTAATTCTTTTTCCGTTAAAGGAGCTTCCTCTTTTTTGACAGCGCTTCTTTCTTTTGTCATTTTTCGAATTGCTTCGTAATCAAGTGTCATACGTTATTCCTCTTTAAATAAATAGGCACAGATCCTAGCGGAACGCCTATCCTATCACGGATCTTTTTCCTCGTCAACCTCGTCGGTGCCAACTTCTATTTGATTGTCAACCCCAATAGGGTTAAATTCGTGGTATTCAAAACCAAATGTTGGGCGTTTTATTAAACGCTTATTACCTGACCCAAGAAATTTACAATAACCGTCCCAATTGCTTATATCGTTATACCATTTAAGTTTTATTATATTTTCTTCTGTAACTGGTGCTGTATGAAAAACCTGTTCTGGTTTAACAAATCTGCCTGTATATCTTTCACCTGTTGGAAGCTTTTCACCGATGAACTTACCGTTTTTCCATTCACCGTTTTTCCATAATAATTTTTCGTGTTCTCGGAAATTCTTCAAGTAACCAATGTATTCGTTTGTATCAAGTGAAAAACCTGCAAGAGCACCGTCACGAATTGTTTTACCGTCTGGTGTTTCTAGGAAATGGCTTTGCTTGCTTGATATATCTAAACGTTTTTCTTTTAGGATTCCTGCTGTATAAACAGAATATGGAAATGAAACATAATACTTATTTGGTGTTACCCATTTACTAAAATAACGTGAAATGTGGTATGCTTTTCTTATACCATAAAAAATAGACCAAACAAGACCGTCTCGCACATCACGATCTTTTGGATTAATTGGTACATAGTAAATGGGTATTTGCTTAAATTGCTGATTGAATCGTTGACTGTATTTACGTCGAATAGACGGATTTATAACAGGATCATAAATCCAATCACCCAAACGGTGTCTTAAAAGTGGCGTTGTTTCACGGTGAGAGACAATCCAAATTGTTTCACAACCTGCAACAGCACATTCATATATTGAGCGTTCAAAAGCAAGATAATTTGGTGCTAATGGCATCAAGCTTTCGTGCCAAGGCATATTAAAATTCAATGGCTGTGTGGCAATTGGTATAATGCCTGCCAAGTGAAATTTGTTCTTATAACTTACCGGATTTTCTTCTAACTCTTCTTCCATTTATACATCTGCTTTAAAACAGTTCTAACATACTTGTTTTCACTTGTTAAATCAACGAAAACAGGGCTGGAATCAAAAAATTTTACCTCGCGTCTGTCAAATTCTAATTTGATTGGAGCGGTGCTTGGTTTGCCTGTTGATGAAAATCCAACCTTTTTACCTTTTAATCCTGCGTCCTTCATCATCTGAACTGCTTTTAATCTTGAATAAACTTCACCGTGTCCTTCGTCAAGCAATTCTTGCTTTGTCAAGAAAGACAAGCAAACAAGATCTTTTGGTATCTTCTCATACTCAACATCTGATTGAAAATATAGTTTTGATTTGTTTTGTCTTTGCGAGGGATAAAAAAGAATCTTCTGAACAAAACTGTCTTCACTATCAATATGATTGAGTGGATGATGACCACAGCTTCTTATATTAATCCAGTCAATTACTTGATATAAACCATCATAGGTATTTTCATTTACTGTGAAATCGTGAATGTTCTTGCACTGGAATTCATATGCCCACGCTCTTTTACCAGTTACTTTAACAATATCGTCTTTGATAGAGATGTTTTCTATTTTGTCTCCAAAATAGTTTAATCCTGCCATCGAAAGCAGAAAAGCAATATATTCTTGATAATCTCGTTTTGAGAAGTTATCGTCTAAATAATCAAACTCAAAAGGCAATTCCAACTCTTTATACAGAATTGGATAACCTTTCTTGAGAGCAAATTGTAGTGCTTTTAAATTACCACCGATTACAATATTGTCCAGTTTTAGAATCATATACTTTTTCTAATTGATAATCAAACCACGAAACATTATTAGTATCATATAAATTACCTGTATATCCATCTAATGGCAGCAATACTCTATATGTGTATTCTTTTATATGCTCTTTCAGATCGACCACTATTCCAATTGTATCAGTTGATTTATGATAAACTAAATCGCCAATTTGATAAGCTATCTTTTTTTTCATAGTCCGAAAGCAACTAGTGTATGCTCGTATTCACCACATTCTTTCACAAGACGCAACATTTCCTGTGCGATTTCACGAATTTCTACCTGTGCTGCTTCATCATTTCGTAGACGCTGGAAATGAACAAATGAACGCATATTAAACATTACGTCAAATGTAAGTTGTGTGGCATATGGTAGATAAAAACGAGCACTTTCTTTTGCGCGTTTACGACCCAAAACTGGTGTTAGACGAGCAAGAGTTTCGTGGTATCTTGTAAGTGATTGGTCACAATGTTCTTGTAGAAGTTTTTGTTCTTCAACTGGCCAGTCGTGAGGAACATAATACTTATCTTCTTTTAGCTCTTTATATCGGGCACTTTCACAATTAATTGAAACGCCGATACGGTGTTTTACGGCGTGTAGATGTGAGGCTATATCTGCTGTCACAAGAAAATGTAGTGAAGATTTCTCAAATGGCGTTTCGTGACCATTTTCAGCCAACATCTTTAAAAGAGCCGGAATACGGTTCTTCTTATCTTCTGTTAGTTCTCGCGAGGTGCTTGTCCAAGCTGACATTGCGTGCGATTGGTCGTTTCCATATGTGCCAATTAATTGAACAGTATTTTTCATATTTACTCCGTTAATTTCCATCTTTCATACACTTCTATTTCTTTTTTAAGAAGTTTTAAAAGTTTTTTACCATTACATTTTTTTAATGTAGTTTTAATGTGATCTTTGAATAGCTTGATTGAATCAAAGTTTAACACTTCTCCGGTAGTTATGTCAAGAACTTTGATTTTTTTAGCATTTGGTGGTATTTTGCCCTTCCAAACACCTAATTTAGCAATTCTCGGATCATTATCTTTTGTCAAACCAGTATTCCATCTTGGTTTTGACAGCATATTCTTCATTCTTTCTTTTTTATGCTCTTCTGTTTCACACTTTCCATACATTGGATTATTTTTACCAGTTCTTTGAGAAGACATTTTTTCAACATAAGACTGATATTCTTCTGTTTTTCTCCATTCTTCAAGTTTGGTTTTTATTTTCTCAACTGTATGTTGATCTCTCTTCTTGCCTGTTCTACTACGAGCAGATTTCTGTATTATCTCCAATCTGTTTGGATTGTGAGTTAAACAATCGCCACCTTCGCCACCTTCCGTAAGATTACAGAGATTTTCTAATCCATAAAATGCTATTAACTGTTTTTCTCTATCAAGAGCAGCTTGTTCTGTTAGATTATTTTCTATTATTCTATCTTCTACATCACTATTATTTTTGATTAGTGAATTAAACTTATTTTGTAATTTTGGATTTACGTGCTTGTTTTCTATAAGAAGTGGTCTGTGTTTTTTAG